CCATGTATCTTCATAGAAGGGTACGGTATATATACTTATCGTTTAATTATTTTATTGTTTTGTAGTCAGTTTTGTAGTCAGTTTTTCTTTTTGTTTTTTAATTTTGTAGGCAGACCTAGACTTTGTTAAAGATGACTACAAAACAAACCCCCAATACCTAATGTTTTGTAGGCAGCGTTAGATAATTACAAGAGTGCCTACAAAACTTAACGTCATAAAGAATAGACCCCCCTCTAAAGAGGGGGGTTTTTTGTAGGCACCCTTAATTCATAGATGCCCTCTCTCTAAAGATTATAGTTAAGTTTCTAGCACTTCTCTTTTCTCTCGGTTGGCCTTTGTGTGTGTAGTCCCATTCATATTCGCTATATTTTGACCCGAATGTTGGGGCTGTATCTACTACCGGAAATCCTTGTGCATCTAGTCCGATAATGTGGCCGTCTACTCCGTATCTAAATCCTACAGGAATATACTTTTTTCTGTCGTCAGCGTCAAGAGTCATCCATAGAGCCTCTGCTATTTTGTAAAATGAATTGGTTTTGATTCCTCTACCAAATGACATCATTGAATCATCGATTTTATCTTGTAATAATTTAATCATGTCGTGCATTTCTTTAGTAGTGTAGTTACAATCAATTTCTTGTGTCATAGGGTAAACTAAATCCCCGTTTTCGTATTTCCTAAACCAATCAAAACTTGAGTAAGATGAAGGTTCTTTTCTTACGTTTTGTGATAATGCTTTAGTAAATCCTTGAGGAACTGAACAATTCCTTGAATCACAATGTGGACATTCTCTTTGAAAATCTGATTTGCTAGGGTTTCTCAATTCGATTCCGAATGAATGCTTAGAGTCTCTCAATGCTTCGGATGTATCAAAGTAAGTGTGTCCGTATTTGCTGTTAGTCATTATCTCAAAGTGATTCCATACAGCATTAACACAAACATTGATGTTACGGTTTTTAGGGTTGTTTGAACCATCAATATATGATTGACGAGAACCTTGGTTCTCTTCTTTTAAGATATAATTTGTATATTTGTTATCCATTTTATTCACCTTCTAAAGATAGGATTGAAGAGGGCCGAAGCCCTCAACAATCTTATTCTTGAACCCCCGATACTACGTTGATAATATCTGTAATTGGTCTGTTTTCTTTGTTGATTTGTGCTAGGTTTTCCTCTGTCATATGAACAGCAGCGAAGCCGATTGAAGGGAAGAAGGACGCTTTTAATTCTCCTCCACAAGTAATCTTTTCAGTATTCTTGATTACTAGCCCACTATCTGATACTATCATTTTCGGTGATTTGTGGCATTGACGAGGTGCAACGTATGCATTACCGTCTTTGTCATATCCGACAATCGTTCTATTCTTTTTCTCATGTGCCGGAGTCATTTTAACAGCGCAATTATTACAGCCACAATTTAGAGAACGAACACCCTTAACACTTCTTGAGGTCGCTGAATATGTAAACTTGTTATCTTTTTTACCTCGGTTATTTAGTGGATTCATACCAATAATAACCCAATCATAACCATCGAATGAAGCAATTGGCATATCGTAGATTCTTGATTCAAACTTTGATGTTACATTACCTACAAAATAACCATGTTCAAGATTCCAAAGAGTTGTTTTTTGATGGCATACTGACCCTCTCAATTCATTTTTTCTGATAGTGCAAACAGGTTTTTCATTTGTTTTATCTGCAAAGTGTGCATCATTGTGATTGCATTTTGTGCATACATATCGCATTTCAGTAACATAATTAGTCGCTGATATTTGAGGACTAGATTTATTCTCTAATGATTGAGAATGTCTAATGTGGTTTACTAAAGTCATGTTGAACGATGATTTGAAAGGCACAATTTCGCCGTCCCAAACATTATTTTCAACATCAGAGAATTGAATACTATTCAATCTCTTGATAATAAATCTAGGACTTGTTAAAATCTTAGATTTATCTTTAACTTGAGTAAAGCGGAATGCTTCACCAACCTCAAGTGATATGCTGTCGTTCATATCTAACGTATTCGTCATACTGTCGTCATCTCCTATGTGCAAAAACTTACCCATGCTACGCATGGGTATTGCTAGGTACTTAATGGTTATGACGTGGCATTCTCTCGCAAAAAGTGCGTTTTTAGGCTAATTTGCGGGTTTTTAGCACTTTCCAAAGGTTTTTCACTATGCCATATATTTGCCCGCCAACCACCGCTTACAATTTTTTATAATTTTTTTGAAAAATATTTTTTTATATTTTTTTCCACTCAAGTTTATGTGCGCCGGGTTTTCTACGCCATTTTACTTGGTTAGTACGCTTCAAGTACGTTGGTACTATATTCCTAGAAAGCGGTGTCCAATAATTACTTACATACTTATTTGCTTTCCACGCAATTTCTTCTGACGTTTTCCAATCGTCTAAATATCCTTCATCCATTATTTTATCAATAGATTCCTTATAGACAATTTTTTTGCTTTTAGGACCATGCCTTCTTATTTCCGGGTTTTGTTTATTGTATCGTTTCTTCACTTACCATCCTCTCCTATCTATTATTTTTCCACCAAGACCTTCATGCTTGCTTATTCGCTGCATTTGTGTTTCACCACCTAACCAATCGCCGCCTTTCATTGTTTTCATAATTACCGGCATATCGGGTGTCCTGTATGTGAATTGGTCTATGGCGTGTGCAAAAGCCATAACAGTATCGTTATGTCTGCCTAAATCTACTATAATCCCATCACGCCACGCATGGGTTTCTAATTCTTGTAATAATATACCTACCTTTGTTCTAGTAGTGTCATTACCAAATGGGAATACTATCATTTCTCTTTCAAACCAAACTCTAAGTCTATTTAGTAATCCTTGCTTTAGTGTTCTATTACTAACCTTACTAGCCCTGTAATCCACTACCGCACCTTTTTGTGCAAGTAAACTTTCGTACATTTGTTGGAAACCTACATCCTCAACCGCTATCGGACAATTACCGTAGCGTTTAGCCCACTCTATCAACATATCTGCTTGTTTATCCGGTGGAAAGTCATTTCTTCTCCACATATCTACAAAATGGATATAACCGTCATCATCTTGTTTTAGGCATATCATAACGCTGTAATCTTGCCCTAATCCATGTGCAGGGTCAAAACCTATAACATATCTGTACCCATCCATCTTATCAGTCTGTAATATAGCATCCATATCCATATTTTTTCTAATCAACATTCTAGGAAAGACACTAGCCTCATCATCTACTACTTTACACAAATATTCCTGTACAAAAGATAATTCACCCATAGCCTCTTTTTGTTCTAGTAAAAACTTAATAGGTCTATATTCAGCCCACAACTCTACAGGCTTAATATTTAGTGGGTCAGCCTTATGTTCATCCCAATTAGGAATAGCAGACCATGTACCCGATTTCCATGTTTTATTCTCTAGCATTTCTGTATGGTACAAATCATTCATACTCATAGGTGTACCTACTACGAAAATTGCTGTACCGGGACTCAACATAGGTGTAATTTTTTTTCTAAACCATTGTGCTATGTTATTCCAATTCATATCCCCCATATCATCAAGAACGTCATCAAATGCAATAGCCGCAGGGTGTTCTCCACGAATAGCCGCACCGACAGAAGTAGCACGAATCCATGCACCATTAGTAAAACGGATTTCTAGTTTGTTGCCCCTCTTAGGGTCGAGATACCTAGATAATTGAGGGTGTCTTTTCATATCTTCTCTTATTTCTTCTAACCTTCTGACTGCAAGGTCTTTACTAGCAGAAAACAACCAACAAGTAAAAGGTTTATTACGCCATTGTTCAAAAAGAGCCATGTGTAATAGTTTTACCCTTAAAGTAGTTGATTTACTGTGGTCCCTCGGTGCAATAATACAAACACGGTGTACAGAAGCATTGTCGTGATTATCACCATACATATCCACCCACTCACCTATGTGTTCACCCCAAGTATAGCCTAACCACTTGTAGAAATACTCTACGTCATTACGACTACGTTCCATAGAAAAATTAGTATTGAATGTAGCCATATAATCACTTCGGGTGTAAATCTTTTTTATTACAATGTGGACATATACCTTTTAACGCTTTTGTTTTCATCATTCTGTTAGTAGCCCAACCACAAGTGTAGCATTTGGCTGAAACCCACATTACTCATGCACCACCGGGGAAAACAAATTACCTACTAATCCCAATTCTTTATCTACAATATGGGCGCAAATACCTGCTCTAGCAAGTACATATCCTTTTCTAGCGTGGTATCTATCATGTCCGGCTAGACTAGGTAATTGAATTACCGTACATCCTGCTTTTTCTGTTAGTCTCATGTGGTGTAGGTGTCCGTGAAACCAATAATGGTGTTCTCTTTCTCCCCAAGCCTGTCTTTCTTCTGTAGCCATAAGTGCAGGTAAATCATTACCCCTAACTCCATCACCATGAGTAAAACCTAACAAAGAGTTTCCGTATTTTATATACTGTCGAGGGTACGGACTAACAATTACTTCTACATCGTCTGCATTTTCATAAAGTGCAGATAAATACATCATCAAAGCAAAATTACTGTGTCTATCGTGATTACCACACATAAATACTACTTGTACGGGAGAAACAGCACGAAGCATTTCTATATGCTCTCTTGCTAACTCACAACCACCCATAAGTATTTGTGCAGGTGTAGCCGCCATATCTTGTGCTGTACCTTTTGTAGTAGTACCTGCATCGTTATCAACATGAAACCAATCAGAACCCGCAGTTACAATAACTTTGTCGGGCCTACTAGGTAATCTTGAAATTAAATTGTTTGTGCGGTCAATAAGTCTTGAACGTGCTTCGTCAAGGTCATATTCTTCACCGACTTCATCTTTCCAACCATATTTACCATAATGTAAGTCAGTAGGAGAAATGACTACGGCATAATTACCGTTTTCCGTCATCTTGATTCTGTTTTTCGTAGTTGTTTTTACTTTTGGGATTAAAGTAAGAAACTCATTAAGAATTGTATCGCTAAAAGACCTATATGCGTTAGCATCTTTTTCTATTTCAGCCCAACGCTTACTTTCTACCTTTTCTGCTACTTGCATACGTCTAACAGCAAGAGTTTCATTTACTAAATCATCAGTAGTCTTTGTCATAACTTCTTCATCGGTAAAAATGTCCATACCATGATTCCATTCATTGACTCTTATGTATTCTTTAATCCAACCTGTAGGTATTCCGTATTTTCTAGCCAAATCTGTTGCAGACAAACCATTACCGTCATCTGAATAATCTTTTTTCATATTTCTGTGTTTTTCACCATCAATAGCAACCATTTCACCACCTAGAGCATCTAGCACCGTCAAATAAGTGTCATTTGCTTTATCGTAGTAAACTCTTATCTTATTTACAGATAATTCTGTAGTAGTAGTGTCCCTAAAGTCATTTCCTTGCTTTACCCACCGTTGTATTCTACATCTCCAACTGTTTATCGAGCATTGTGGCTCAACTTCGTGCAAAAACCGAGCAAAGTCAGAATTATTCCTAAAAGTCCTATCATTGGCGTATTTTTCTATGAGGTCGTAGCCCCCTTGATACCTTCCCATTGTACTGTCCTGCTCATATCGTCTTATAATACTTATTTATTTTTATTGATTCTACACTTAACAAAATTAAAAAAACGCTTTACCAAAAGCCTATGTGTGAATTAATTTATTTTTTCTTTAGTATGGGTAGGCGGCGGCCCTGTCTATCTATTACTCTTTTAGTTATTAACTTCATCCATACTATAGAAGAAATAAAATAAATAGAAAGAATTAGCGCAGTACAGCGTTTTATTAATTTTGTAATATATCGAAAAAATAAAAAAAATTAAGAAAAACATCAAAAAGTGTTATAAAACGACCTAAACCTCATAATTGTATGGCAGAGCGAAGTTTGTGGCAAAGATTAACCGGAAGTGCGGAAAAACCCGTAGAACCAAAGAGAATAGCGTTATCTACTAACGAAAAGTTTTCAGCAATTGCGGGAATACCGGATATTGTTAGAGATACCGAAAAACTAAGACAAGACAGTAAGTTTGACAATGAGTTTGATTTGTATGACCTTATGTTGAAGTTAGACCCGGAATTGAACGGTGCGGTTCGTGCTGTATCACTTACGGCTAATAATTACGAAATAAATTATTCTAAAGGTAAAAACGCACAGATACGAAACGCTATACAAAATCTTGTAGAAGATACTCTTGACTTTGATGACATTATGATTAACTCTATGCGTAACATGATGGTTTACGGTAATGACATTAACAAAATAGTAGGTAAACAAGGAATAGGCGTTACAGGTCTACAAAGCCTTCCTATCAAACAAATAACAATCGTTGATGAAAGAGGCGGTGTAGGTTCTTATTTCGTTGCTGACGAAGATAACCCTATAATTAACCCAAGAACATATATTATGCGGGAAACATCACCTTACGAAGTTGCTATTTCCGCAAAAGAAATATTACACATAAAGGTTGATTTCCGTTCTAATTGGTTTACAGATAACAAAGGTAGACAGACTTATGGTATATGGGGCGCATCACGTTTCTCGGCACTAAAGCAAGCAATACGCATGAAATACAACAGTATGAATAATCGTATATCTTTAGAAGATGCTATGACTAAACAATACATTACAATAGACAAATCTGCTATTGAACACATACAAGACCCTGTTGAACAATCACAAAGGTTGTCATTTATTATGGATGAGGTAATTAGTTTATTCTCCGGTCTAAGAGGCGACCAAATACCTGTACTACCGCATTATGTTAATCTACATCACGTAGATTTAGGTAATACAATGCCTAATAGTGCAGATTTCCTAGATAGTATAAATGCCGATATTGCAGCCGTACTACAAGTACCAAGAGTCGCAGCAGGTCAAGAACGTGGCTCTACATTCGCAGCAACATTCAATGCTAACCTTTGGGCCGTACAAGCAATCAGTCGTATGCACAAAATACTAGCGGAGTCTGCTATGCAACTATTTATGATGCACTTAGACCTATTAGGTATAACATATAGACGACAAGATTTACCTACTATTAAGTTTGACGCTATGGATATGGAGTCTCCATTAAATGTTATGCAAAGAGTTACAATGGGTTATAATGGTGGCTTACTTACGCTCAATCAATCCCTTGATATTCTAAACTTACCCGAAATAGGCAAAGAAGGTGATGAAAGAAAAGAGGTCGAACAATCTACGGATGTAGGAAGTCTACCTAGAGAAAACGAGGAAGAAAGCGCACCTAGCGAGGAAGATATATGATAGCACAATTACAATTTGCAGTATATAGTCTTGTTTTAGCGGGTTTGGGTGCTGTTGCAGCAATAATACTTAAAAGACACCCCGAACAACGAAAAGACATGAGTAGTCCAAAAATGACAAACCCTAACGAAACACTTATGTTAATTTTTGGTATGGGTGTTGTTATGGCTTGGGTTATAATTGCTTCAGCCGCTTCTTATTACAGCGTAGTAGAACAACGTGATATCTCGGATTCACAACTTACAGTTATTGGTCTATTAGGTGGTCCGGCACTTCTTATCATAACAAGCGTCTTAGATTTGTTCAAGGGTAAAGAAAGTGCTAAAATTGCGGTATTACCGGACAGACTAAGTGCTGACGTAGAATCTACTAACGCATCAAAAAACCATACCCGTAAACTAGAAGAGTTAAGACTACAGCACGATTTGGATATGGAGTCCATGCAACAAAAACATAGTTTAGATATGGAAGCATTTCAAATTACAAAAGGCGGCAAAAAGTAAATAATCATAAAACACTAGAATAACCTAGTGTTATGACACTCAATGAAATATGCCTTATACTTGTATTTATCGTTATTGCTGCTATGGCTCTTGATACGGAAAAGTGGGGCTAATGCATAAAGACGAAGTTATAGAAAAAGTTATCGCTATATGTATGATGTCTATTTTTCTTGTGCCTTTTACTACACCTGCGTTTGAAAAAAGCCCTTTTTATGACCCCAATATGATTTCTTGTAGTAGTATTACCGGAGAAATAGTGGAGAAAGAACCATTCTATATTATTGTAAGAGTAGAAGATAACTACACTTATGTTAGTGAGGACTTTAAGGTATATGTAAGCCCTAAATCATACGTTAATTAT